CAAGGTACGTATGAAGGGAACATGTGTTTTTACAAGCTTCCTGGGGGGGGCCCGGTTGGAAATTATCATTTACCGGTCAGGGGACGACTAGTCCCCTCCTTACCCTTGTCTTCCTTCTGGGTGGAGACAGACCCACATTACCACCAATATGTCTTCTGACTAATTGGTGAAACAACTACTAAGTTTTCAATTGCATTTCCGGCCCAAAGCGTTGCACAACGAACCGACTTCAACTTTGGTACAACAACACTGGCAACCATCCAGGCCAATACTTTTACCAGCGCAGGGTGCAACACCTTCGGAGCAACATGTATCTTTCCACCAAGGTAGTCTAACTTCTCACTGATATGCCAACTTTTGTGAAACTGCCGTAATGCAACTGAGATCCTGGGAAAGTATTTTCGTAACCATTCAGTAAATGACACCTTTGGACGAAATCTGGTATAATCTGCCCTAGCTATCTCTACCTCCGGATACTTGCCAAAATTGGGAGCATATGCTCTCAGACGATCAAGTATCAACGTAACTTGACCTGGATCATAGTGCTGTATTTGGACTGGAGGAACAGGAATATTTACCTCAACCTTTGTTACGAAAGCCCTACAACCAGCCTGTCTTACTGCCTTCAACCAGGTTTGCCTTACGTATGTAGCCACCGCCGGGATATTGTCTGACTTGACAGTATCTAATAGTTCCTCAGCAGCTAATTCTCTAGCACGCTCGCCTAAGTTAAGACCGTAACGTTCACTGGCATAGGCCTCGAGTTTCTTCTCTCTCCATGAAGTCTGATTCTCAATTTCTATCCCCTCTATTCCAGTTCTAGCTGGTACGGGGGGAACGATCTTCCAGTTTTCGCCTACTGGAGGGGGTTCAATTCCAAAACCTCCTGCAAACGCTGGAGTCCAGGCTACTGCGTCAGGTAACGAGTGATTAACACACCAGACGTGGCGTAAAGTCACCCATACATCGTCTATCTCCTTAGTCCTGCGGCTAACACGACGTCTTAGTGTTCTCAAAGCTTCATATAAAGCTTTAAGTACCATGTCTTCTGACCAAGGGTTACTAGACCAAGGCTTACGCTGAGTAAGGCCAGGTATAGCACGACACGGATAACCCCTACACCTAGTATCAAACCATACACGCAAGAATTCCATTTGCTTATCTTGGAGACTAAATTTCCCGGCACCTGCTTTAGCTCCAATTGCATCATAAGCCAGATTCATAGCAGCACCTGTGGCCCAATTTGGTACAAAAATTGCACTATCATCTCCTCGAATGAACCTCACTATCTGGTCAGTTGGGATACCCCAAGCAGTTAGTAATTTCATAGCCAAGCCGGTAATGATACTATTCCAGCCGTTACCAATCACACTAGTCCACCTTAAACCTGACATTAAGCCACCTGTCACATCGAGGACGTTGTTACCTTTTGAAGGTTTAGTATCCTGTGCAACTGAACGAACACCCTCAATGAAAGTGCTCTTACCTGCACCTGACACCGCCATATATAGGCCAGGTTTAGATATGTCCTCAAACGACTTACGAGTTGGTAAAAGAGCAGCGTACTCTGCCTGAGCTTTCAGAGAATCAGTAACACTAGTAGGCTGGTTATGGATGCCTTTAGCTCTACGTGCATCCATGTTCCTGGTGAGAATTCCTTCAGATACGACAACTACACCCTTAATGTCACCACGATAGGTCTCCGCAAACTCAGTCCCACCGTTGAATAAAATCACCGAGTCAGGATTAGCCTGTAACTGCTCTTGAAAAGTTTTCATATGTGCAAGATTCATCGCCTCACGATCATGAAACGGAGCGTACTCACCAGTCTCCCAAAAACGAGCTCCTGTAGGCCACTTTACAATTGAATCTCCGTCAATGTATACCAGTTCTTTACGTTTAGCAGGAAGTCGAGTCTCTAGTGTAGCACTGTAAAAACCCTCAATTATTGACGATGTTATTTGATCAAATTCAGACTGACCATGCGGCGGAACGTTAAGCCGAGCATGAGCGCACAGATGCTTTACAATGCCGACTATCTCCTTAGTGGTGGGTTGATGGTCAAAACCAGCATAATCATACGGTAGACCGAACATTTTAGAACAAAGCTCAAGCATACGAGCCAATCGTACGGTCTGTTCTTCAAAATTCTCTTCACTCGTATTACCAGGCCAGTCATAATAGGCTCCTCCAAGTAACTCGTTTACCCAAGTCATCTTCAAATACGTATGTATATCTCCTGCAACTGCAAGTCTTAACTTTCCAAGTTCACTTTTGATAATAGTGAAGTTCTGTTGACCTCGGTGTGTCAATGTATCATCAGCTAACTCTTCTAAGTCAACAACATCTGCAAGCATATTCTTTCTAGCTTTTAAGCTTAGTGACTTACCGTCAGCAGTCTTTAGGTGCAACCTTCCTACACTACTTGCACCAGAAGTCAGCCACCCCGCATCACTCACCCACTCACTAAAAGGTGTCCACTTTGCATGATGATAGTCCATGGGTAAAAATTCATTAACTAGTGCATCCCAATTATGGCCATAGTAATTGTGCTCCTCCCCGCCATGAGCTAACGCTTCAGCCTCAACTTCAACATCAAACCCGGGAAAAGGAGTGTTCCTATAGCCACTTAAAGAAGCACACTCAACAAACCAGGTCCATTGTTGTTCAGCGATACCAGTCGACTTTGCTAAGTCATTAACACGCTTAGCTACATCAATATAGTGCTGAAGATCTCCTCGGAATGCACCTAACCAGTCCCATCTCTTGTACCAATCAATCCCTAAGACAGCAGTTGCAGCCAACAGGTTTGTTACGAATATCAAATCGTATCCCTCACGACTACCATACAGAATAAGCTCAAGATCAGCCATCCTCTTACTTTTCCTAAAATACATCACCCAATCCAATAACCTAGTACGTCTCAGAGCTACGTCAGTTTTAGTTCGCGGAGGCCAAATCTCTTCACTTAGTAGGCCAAATTCTTTCTTATCTCTCAATTCCAGAAGACGTTCGACACTCGCCTTCTCTATCAACGGAAGGGCTTTCTCTTGTTTAGGGACATGGTGTCTAACCTCATCCCAGGTAAGCTTACGCCTACGTGTAGGATCAGGGAGTACACCAAACGACTCCATGTCGGGAATATCTTCCTCACCATAACAAGCATCACCCGCAGCCATCGAGATTCCCAATGCACCATCAACCGTAACCCGCTTCATCAAATAATTCCACGGGTCTTGGTTTAGCGCATTAGCAAAGGACGCGATTACGCGTCCTCTGCTTAGGGGATAGAATCCCCCTCCTCCGGAGCTGGATTGGAGGAGGGAGATTCGTTTAAAGGAAGGCCTGGACGGCGTACCATCCTAGAGACAGTGTTAGTGCCTCCCGCCATCACAATAGTGTTGGGCATGATTACAGAACCATTTATCAGCCACATCGATGTACCAGAAGTAATTCTTGCTGCCATAATCTGAGTCATCAAAGTAGCGTTATTAGCAGCAGTCACCCCTACTGCAAGTCGCTGACCATTAATGTTCATGTAAGGAATCCAATTTGTTTTACTGGTGGGTAAACTAGGGAGGATCAGAGCAGGGACCGTCCAGTCGGGTTGGATGTATTTCTGACAAACGACATGCTCAGAAGGAATAACAGCTGCGGCATATACTGCCCCGTCTAGGGTATATAGACTAGCTTTGAATAAGTTCCAGACCAGCTTGGCATTAAACATCGACTTGTCATCTAAAACAGGAATTGTTGTTAGTCCTACCGACCTGGGTTGAGATGCAGTAGTAATCGGCGAGGTGTAGCTTCCACCACCTAACTCTACAACTTGACCCTCGCTGTCCATGTTGATACCTGTTAACATCTTCTGTGAAGAGAGGAGAGGCATGTAAGTAATACACTTGAACTTGTTGTTTATCTGATACCAAACATCGGGGATTACTCCTGGAGTAACGCCAATATACTGAAGACCTGCATAACTGAGAACGGGCTGAAAACCAACCCTAGGTACATTCAGGTAATCATAAATACTTCCGCCAAACATATCACATGCAGGCCTTGTTCCGGTAATCCTACAGTGAGCCAACGTCATAGAATACCCATTATCAGCCATCAACGGGTTCATAACTGACTGAGTCGACTTAGCAAAGAATCCACGAATCATATCAAGTAGACTAACGTAGTTAAGCTGAGAGAACGCACCGTTCCATACCTCAGTAGGCATTTGCATGTAAGTAAAACAAGCTTCTGCAGTCATAGCATAATATCGAGTCTGGTGAATGGAATACTGTAGAGTACGTGGAGTACCATCGAATTCAAACGGTCTGACAGGATACTGCCCGCGGTCTGGAGTGGATATAAAAGCCCCAGACATAATCTTACTCCACCAGTTGTTATTCAGGTCAGGCATAAAGAAGTCATAGGAATCAATCTGTTCTGGAAAATCCTGTGTCATAATCCGAGGTTTCAAGGCAAAGAAGTTTTGTGATGTTACACTCTGAATTGAATTAACAGGGGCCTGTGCTGCCAAACCGCTCGTACCGGCAAACATTGCTGGATATCTGGTACCTATTGTAGAAGCCAACTCCCAGGCAAAACGTCGATCTTCATCTCTCGAAAATATTTCACATAGCTGCAGAGAAAAACGCGACAGAGTAGTCAAGTCAACGGGCCCAGTAGTGTCCATCCAAGTGTTCAAGAAGTTAGCTAAGTCATATGTAACAACATTTCCTACCCAAGATACGTTCAGTGGAGTATACGGCGCCCCAATGACAGGGTTAGCTGCCGATCCGCTTGTAGGTTTTACCAACGCATAGTCATTCGCGGCTGCCTGAGAAGTGGGTGGACCTAAAGGACTCCTTTGCGGTAAAACTATGTTAATAGTTCTGATGCCGTCAATAGACACTAAGTCAGAAGTGGGTATGAAGAACTGTTGTTGGTTGCCCCCCCCGGCAGAATTGAGTGTACTCATAGAAACCTGATGAATGCCACATGGATATGGTGCTAACAACAAAGCAGCCAGAGCAATGTTAATACTCTCCTGACCCGCATCGTTCTGCATTAGAAGTCCTGGTCTAAGGAAAAAGAACGCTTGATTAACAGGGACCGTGGCCATACATATGTGAAATGCAATAGTAGGGGCGAGACCGCCAACGTAAGGGAAGACCTTATGACCAGCTGTTACTCCATTCTCACAGTTTGAATTCCAGAGAGTAGCAGTTGGGCCAGCTGAAGGATTAAACTCACATGTGGTTACTGGATTTGGTGCCAGGCTAGTATAACTGTCGAATTTGCCTGGCTCACCACCTATAGGTAGGAAGTTATTATCACTTACCCAGCATCTGGACATCTGATAAAGATAACTTTTGACTAGTAGGCTTACAATACTATCACCATTCTGCTCAGGTTGGAGACGGATCAGCGCAGCCAAATCACTAGTCAAGAAACCCCCAGCAGTAGCCTGATTGGGACGAATGTTGGCTATTCTGGATACCATTTCTGCGATAGATGCACCCTCAGAGGTTAGGACAGCCGGATTCAAAGCACTACGTCTAACTAATCCAATTCCAAATGTCTGAGGACGATTCGTCGACAAGATCAAAGCAGCTGCAGCACCATTTCTAACTTGTAGAGGCCAAGTTAATGCTTCAGGATGGTTAAGATCATTCACATTGGTAATGGCGTTTGCGGCGTTAACAATACTACCTCGTAAAGCAGTCTCCCTAGGTACGCTAGACATGGTAACACCCTGTACCCCTCTAATACCAGTCTGTTCAGTGACTTCAAAGATAGGGTCCATATGTGGACCAGAAACAGTACCCGTATCCTCGAAAACACCTCTCAGTGGGGATGAGCCGCCAGTAATATCTTCCATAGAATTAGGAAAATCAACTCTCCCTGACGTCGTATTACCGTGTAATGCATGCATAAGCTTGTTGTGGACGCGAGCTGCCATCTCCATGGCACCGCTGTCCACAGTGAAGTACTCACCTTGACCATTACCATAAGGATTAAAACTACCTTCTTTGGTTTCATCAGATGTGTCACGTTCATATGCAACCTCTACCTCACTGGGTGAACAGTAGCGCCTAATCTTAGTTACATCCTCTGAGGGAATGGGGTCCTCGTTTGAAGTTACGCGCGGCTTGACACCGGAAAAACGAGAACTATACCACTCCACCCATTTGGGATGACTTCTTAAATCAGCCATTACTCTACTCCAGCTTGATAAACCACACAGAATAGTACCATCATCTTTACCCGCAGCTAAGCCCTTAGCTACATAGGCATCTGCCCCTGAACCATCGGCTAGGTTCTTTCTCTGGCATGCCTCTACTAGGGAAGTAGCCATGTGAATGTCTACACGACCGGTGCTCTGAATCAGAATACGTATAACATCGCCCCAAGAAGAGATTTTCCCAACCAACCTGGTTATTACCCCTTTCAGTTGCCGAGCCTTAGACTGCTTTCGTTCTTTAATCGCAGTATCTGCGGTCAAGGCCGGGCTACCACCAGTCTTAGGCTGTTCACGTCCTTTAGCACTATCTGCCACACGGTGATTCTCTTTATCTCTTACTTCTCTACTGTCTGCATGATCAAAAGAATCCGGATAATCCATCATCGTCTCATTAGGGTCAATCACGCATACGGCGTATTCCGAAGAAACACCAGGTAAGTCATTTGCCTCAACCATCAGCCGTTCGACGAGATTTTCAACACTCTCACCAGAATAAGGGTTTAGACGACTCGACTCTAATAAGTCCTGTTGCTTATGTAACTGCTTAAGTCCCCGGGCCAAGGCTTTTCTGTTACTGATACCTAACTTTCTCATTGTGTCATCAGTACCCGGAGCCTGTTCCTGTGAACTATCGGCGCCCAATGAGACTTTCAGTTGTTGCATCGCTTCAAACCCATCATGTAGCTTTTTTGCCATACCAATAGACTGGTTTATAAGCCTCTGACTCTCTATCTTTTCGTCACACTTACTACGTAGTTCAGATATTGTCGCAGTCTCAGGAACATCTCCTTCTGGCTGACCATTGCCGTAAGGATTGAAACTACCCTCCAAGACCGTACTGGATAGATCAGGGTCTAAAGCTGCTACCTTCGGATTTACAACAGACGTCCATAATGGGGCGGTAAGAGGTTCAATCCCTACTACTACTACATCTTGGGTTGCTGAAGATGATGACTGAGTTGTCTGATTTGGCACGGTGTACAGGAGAACAGGGGTGTTGAGAGTACCCGTACCAGTCGCTGGGACCATGCTAAAACAGAGGTAATATGTACCAGCCGCTATAGTCTTATCTCCTATATAAATTTCAGTATAGGCATCAGCATTGTAAGAAGCACTGGCAGCAAAGAGGATAACCCTGGTTACAACTGTACTCGGGACAATCCCACCAGTCCCATATCCAACAGGCATAGTAGGGATAGGATCACCTGGAAGTACTAAAGCTAGCTGAGCATTTATATAGGTTGGAGAAGCTGGCAAAATCCGAGCCCTCAAGGTACCGAAGTCTATACCTGTACCGTCCGTAACGACGGAACCGATCAGAACGTTTATCTGAGCGGGAAAACCCGCAGAAGTAGGAACATACCAAGTGAATGCTAACTTGGCTGGTTGCCCGTTTCCGTAGGGGTTGAAACTACCTACTAGAAGCAGAATCGGTTTTTTAGTCTTTCCTAACGTCTTGTGTTCTTTCACACCGTCAGCTGTCTTTCCAGCTGTCATTAAAGGATTACGACTCAAATTAAATTCCCGACTCTCTCGGGTGATAGCCGTGGATATGGAATATTACCGTACAAGGGGCCAAGGACATAAGTCCCATAACGTACACAGACCACACAGTGTCCTGATCAACTCACGAAGATCCATACTCCCTACAGTCATACATTACCACACTAAGTGTAATAATATACCCGATACTTTAAAATATACTAAATAATACCCCTCACCTCGCAATTGCCAAAAAACCCTCATACCTGTATTCAACTACTTTCTTTTCGTCAAAGTTCCGTACAACAGAACAGGGGCTGTCGAGCAGACAGGGCACTTTAAGTACCACAACCCCACGTGTAATCAAGACAATTTGTGGCCCAAGGACTACGGTCATACGACGGCACCTACTTGACGACAATTCTCCTATTTACGCAGTCTCCAACAGTATAGGTCTTGGTTACTACATACTTCTTATTTCCTACTAATCTTTGCGTAGTGTGCAGCAGTATACACTATAGGTTTGTTTCTCGAGAATGGATTTTCCTATCCTCAGTGGCAACTTACTTCCACCTTAAACACAGCTTAAACGCGCTTCTAGCTTACTCTTCTCCGTTATTCTCAATTGGTTTCTCAGTCTTAGTGAGTATCTCTATCTATTGAATAACCCAGTAGATACTGGTTCGGTCTACAAGTAGCTCCAATTAGTCATAATCTAGCTTTCTGTACACAATGGTTACTGTTACCAGCCACAAGAGTCCCAAGTCTCTCTTGTGCCCGGACACCTTTTCAGGCGTAATGTTTGTCTCTCCATCAGGAAAAGAATTGCAATATACAACTCCCCCATATTCAACCTGGAGACATCAGACCGAGAACTCGGAAAGCACCCTCATCCGGTTACCGAGAAGAGTGGGAAAGAAGACCGCAGA